AACAAGAAGGCAGCAGCCATGCGGTCATTAATCATACGCATAGTTTCTAATGCTACACGGAAGTCTGCTGCTTTCTGTACCTGTAGGGTAGATACATCATTAGCATCACCATTAAGGAACGCACCATTAGGTGCTTTAGAAAGGTCAGAAGATTTTGTTGTACCATTAGGACGTACAAGAAAGAGTACCTTAGAGGAAGCAGCACTACCCTGCACAATAGCACGAGTAAGTGACTCAAGGCTTCTTAGGTCTCCAATGTATTCTTCTACATACCCACGTCCGTAATCTTCTCCGTCTATACGGATGAACCGAAGAGGGATAAATGGGTTTGTGTCATCTTTATATGTTCCCCTAGAGTTAGGGACTTCTATGCCAGCAACCTCTTGAAATACATCAAAGCCTCTATTAGTCTTCATAAGCTTTGTATAAAGGTTTAGAGATTTAACTGGGGTTTCTGATTGAGGCAGCATCGCCTGTACTTCCTCAGGAAGCATCATGGGTGATACTGTTTCTTTTGTAATGATTTCTAGAACATTACCCATAGCGTCACGTTTAGTAACGTAACGGTCAGGTCTGTATACTTTCATACCGCCTTTTTTAGGCATATATACAAGAGCATTACCTGTCACAATCAGAAGCTTAAGAGCTTCAAAGACAGGCACACGGATAGCTTTACCCTCAATCTCTTGCATTGCAGCACGTTCAATTCGTGCTAGTCCTTCTTCTACTTGACCACGATTATCACCAGCAATCTGCTGTAAATCAAAGTCATCAATAGTAAGTCTGAAGAAGGGACTGTTAGGAGGTAGTAGAGCCAGAAGCAATTTAGATGCGAGATTGTTTACACCCCTTGCCCCTATACCTTGATATGGTGTACTGTAGATACTTGAACTACTATGACCTTCATCTGGTAAAAGAGTAGGAATGGTAAGCCTTGCTGCTTCGCGTCCTCGTTCTAAAAAGGTGTCTCGCTCCCCTTCAAGTTGACTGTAGCGTTTAGCTACTTCACCTACACCTTGTTCCATTTAATTATCCTTTTGGAATGTTAAGCCCGACACCACCATCACCACCTACATTAGCTGAGGCTGGTTGTGTGACAAGGGCTTTCTTACCTTTTTTACTAATACCTAGCATGGTAGATGTAGTAGCTATATCTGTTTCATCTCCTTCTTCAGTGCTTTTAGCAGCAGCAGTAGAAGGAGTAGACATACTAGAAGACCTAGAAGAAGCTCTTGACTTCTTACTAAACCCAAGTGATTTACTTATACTACCCATACTACTCTCCTGTAGGTACTTGAACACCAGAACCTTCACTACCTGTCTGTGTAGCGGTGTCTTGTAGTTGAATCTTCAGGCCTTTTTTGCCTGTCTTCTTTTTCTTCAGTTGCTCTGATGTTAATTCTGTATCGTCCATCTCAATGTCAGGAGTCTTAGTAACAGCAGTCACTGGTCTCGCTGGGGGTGGGGCTGGACGAGGTGTTCTTCCCATTAAACTTCCCATTTAATCTTCCTCAAAATCGTTGTCTTGTAATTCATGTAACTTCTGTACCACAGACTGTTGACCCCTGAGGAAAGATAACTCCTCAGAGGACACTTGATTAAGCGGAAGTTTATCTGGATACAGTTCAGAAAGCTTTCTCAATAAGCCATCTGTAATGTTATAATCGTTTCCTAAAACTCTCATTTTATTCAAACTTTCGCTAATAGTTACACTTTAGATTTCACATACACCAGCAGTACAGGCTAATTCCTGAGAAGATGTAGTATTATCAAGGACTTCTGTATACTCAGCAAAGTCAATTACTGGCATAGCTGCATTTAGTTCTTTATACTGCTGCTCTGTAATCTCTTCATAGGGTGCTTGTGCGTAGGAATGGTTGTCATCCTCACGAGGTAGGAAGGATACACCACACACTTCATCCCAATGTTTCCATACCCATGCGCCTACATCAGCCCATTCATCCTCACCTACATAGATAGTTACTGATGGGTTGTGGTCAGTCCAGTGATTACGGTATGTAAGCCATAGCTCTAGGTGTTCAATAGCACCAATGTCATGTCGTGTAAGACTATTAGAAGCAGAAGCCATAGGAAATTCAAACACTAGGTTCTGTGGATTATATACATCAACCTCACAGGGGACACCCTTCTCCTGCATCCAAGTAGCAAGAGGGTCTTTAACATCTGCTCTTACTCTACGGATGTAGTGTTTAGCATAGCGAGGGTGTATACCACTACCACTATTAACTAACTGTGATACAGTACCAGAAGGTTTAACTGTGGTGATAGCCTTTGATGGATTGATGCCTAGCTTCTCAGCCCATTCCTTGTTAACATCACGAGTTATATCACGAAGCTTCTCTAACGTACCACCAAGCACAGACTTCTCATACTCACCCTGACCAGACATAATCTTGTGGTCAAAGATACCAGTAAGAGATACGCCTAGTAGCCTTTCTTCTTCGGAGTTCTTTTTCCATTTCGGTGACAGGTATTTGAAGTCCACAAGGGCTGATTGAATCGTCCCAATGATCGTTGCGATTTCGGTTTTCTTCTCAAGCTCTCCGACTCCATCGGTTTCTCTGATGACAACTTCGGAGAGGTTACAGAATTGTCTACTTCTGAGACTGATTTCTCCACAGGGGTTCGTTCCAAAATCGCTGCGGCTTTCTCTGCCAATACTTTCTGCCTTAGCTTGGGCTGCTTCACGGTTAAATATACCTCGTTCACCTGATTTAGATTCATACAATGCTGACCATTCACGGAGGAAGCTACCCATATCTGGCTTGTCTGTGAAGGCAATAGAGTTGTTAGCATAGCTACGGTTGACCTGATCGTTCCACCAGTTACCCATCTTAGCATGACGCATACGGTCATCACTTAGGTTTGATAGACTAATCATAGCGGAGCGTCTGACCCCACCAACCACAACAGCAGCAGCTACCTGACACATAATGTCATGACACTCAAGGCTATTCAACTTACGTCCTGCGGCTTTCTTAAATGTATTCACCGCAA